CTCTTTTGACTTGGTTCTCCCTTCCTACGCCTAACCCGATTACGCCTCTTAACCATCTAATCCCTATCCGTGAAAGCCCCTCTTGCTTTAGGCAAACCTTCAAGCAAAATATAATCACCGTTCTTATGCAGGGAAACCTTCTTCATTTCCTTGAGTTTCTTTTTGAGTTCTTTCTTTGAAAGTTTAGTAGTCTTCTCTAGTGGTTCTAAACCGGAAGCCCCTCCTTCATCTTTGAGGGTGCGAATAATAATTGCTTCAACGTCTTCTTTCTTCTCATCTCGGAGTTCGTCAAAATCCTCGGCATCAATTCTACCGTTGTTGTTAACATCTAATTCTTTCTGCCCACCGATAAGTTCCTTATCCATGTCTTCTTTTTCTGTTCCACAATGACCCTTTAAAATATCTTTCCAATTCATTTTTTACCCTCCATTCTCATTTGATTTCCTTTTGAAGTTTTATCATCATCAATGGGACCACCAGCCGCCCAAGTATAACAAGTTCTATCCTTGTGGCATTTAAAGTGATGCATCCAACAATAACCTAAATCACCCTCTAGGGGCATACACTTTTCCATGCGTGGTGAAATATCAAACGCTACACAATTACTACAATTAGATTTTTTTGCGACCTCAACAGAAGTGTTCCAATGGTCTGCGGCTTTAACCCAATAACCCTTGTCTTCTAAATTAAGTGGTCCGTATTGGATGTGTTCTGCTTTAATAGAAGCATCACGATTTTTAGTATTTAGTTTTAAATCCTGTGTTGCTCTCGGGCAGGCTAGTTCTTTTAAAATAATTTCCCAATTCACATTATCACTTCTTTTTTGATTTATTGCCCCAATTAGCGGCTCCTACCTTCCTACAACGAACAAGTGCGCCCGAAGCATATGCGGAAGGCCATTTTTTATACCTTGAGCGAACCTTATAATAACAAGCGTCTTTCTTTCCGGTAGATTTACCCTTACGCCTTGTCTTTTTCTTAGCCTTTTTAGAACCCTTCTTACGACGGGCCTTACTTTTCTTTTGAATAATATCCCACCAAATGTCCATAATATCCCCTCAATCGTTATCCAAGTAATAATTAATTCTTTTCTTCATCCTAAGAATTTTATCAATATCCTGCTTATAAGAATCGTATTTTGTTTTAATATCAATTCCCGTAGAGTCGTCCCCCACAAGAACATATGAATCATCACTAGCCAACAATTCGCAAGCCACGAGTTTTGTAGCCGCCTCCTCAATAATGGCGGGAACTCTATGATTACCATAGGTGTAAGTTAATTTTATAGAATGTTTGGTGTGGAGGGGGTAATCTGCCCGGAAGAAAATATCCCCCGAATCCTTAATGTCCCACCAATTTTGGTTTCTGTCGTATTGTTCCTTGTCCGTAAAACTAGAAACAGTTATTCCCGAACCAGCGGCGGTAATAGTGCAGGTTGAGCCATCCGAACCCGGCAACAAAGAAACGATTGTAATTGTCTCGTCTTCTTCAACACTCGCATAGAAAAAGTCGGAAATGTTGTAAGTATTTGAGGAGTCCTTCAATGACTTGTTAGCAGAAGCCCCCGTAAAAGAAGCAGTTAGTGTCGGTGGTTGCTCATTGATTAAATAAGCCAACTCAAGCGCAGTAGTTCTAGTTCCGAATGATTTATTGAACTTATCATCGTGTGCGTTTGTAGCGGCAAACAAATCCCAATGCAAAGACCCGGCTCCCAAAGTGATAGATGTGATGTTAGAAAAATCCGTAATAGAAATAGAAGTGGTAGCGGAGGCCACATCTCTATATGAGGCTCCGTCCCAAAAAGCAATCCTAATTACCTTTCTAATATTCTCATGTTCTGTGCGAACCTTACCTGCGTAGTCTTCGTAAAAATAAACATATTTATCAAAAAAATCAAAGTCGTGAAACTCATTTTCAGCGAGATTTTCTCTCCAAGACTCATTAGTAAACTCATCTATGTAGTCTTCTGCCCTACGAATTAAGTCCCCGACTTCTTCTAGTGTAGGAGAAGTAGCCCCCGTTACACTAAATGAAACGAAATCAGCAACACCCAATAAGGCGGCAACCTTAACGGCTGTTGTATAAGCACCACTTCCCGCAGAATAATTAATCACGTTTAGTGTAGGGTCAGACGGAACAATAACTTTAACCATTTTATTGCTCCCCCATAATTGCTTTTACTTTTATTAACTTTTTAAATATAGCGTTCTTGTAGTTGTCCCTGTCTTTATTAAACGCTGTTTCAAACTTACCAATGAGTTTATCACCGGTTGGTAAAAAGCCCATCTCCCCCATACGGGTTGCTCCTTGTCTTATACTAAAGTTGGTGGCCTGTGTTCCTATCTGCGGCTTAATTTGCTTTTTTCCATTAAATGAAAACTTACTAGTTAATCCGGTTTCATCATGTTCGTGTTCTATTACCAATTTTCCTGCGTATAAAATACTAGCAGGTGTGGTGTTAACTTGGTTTTCCCCAATAGTGTTAATTGAACTATCGTTATATAAAATTGGAGACAGAAGAAGTTTAGCCAATTTTTTTCTTTGCTCTAGGCCCCTACTTCCTTCTAAATATTGGTCCCTAATAAATTCTATAAATCTACCACCTTCCGAGGATTCCATACCAGTTAGAGAATTAAAAGTATTTTCGGTGATGTCATTTAAATCCATATCTTTAACTTTGTCTGCCTCTTCGTTTTTACCCAACTCATTTAAAACTCTTACTAATTCTGTATTGTATGAATTGATGTTTGTACGGGGGACGGCTCTAATGGTTCTTCTAACCTTTCGGATATCTCGTGTAAAACCTTGCACCTCTTCATATTCGTCCTCGGAAACTAGTAAGGTATCACCTTCGGGGCTTTCTCCCGGTTGTCCCACCTTCACCCTATTTAGTTGTTCTATTGCGTCCTGTAAGAGCGTTTCAATCTCCTCGCTATCTCCCCTATCAATTAAGTTATCCATCCTTTCTGTTTCACTAAGGGTAGACAAGTCGGGGAAGAAACGCTCGTCGTCGGCTACGGAATAAAGGTTTTCGTTTTCTTTAGCCTTGTCATCTAGTCCGTTAAAAAATTCAGCCAATTCGTCCATAAACCCTCCCTGTTCAAAAAAGGTTTCAATTTTTTCAAGCCCACCTTGTTCTTCAAAAGCATCTCTATCACTTATTGCATCACTAATAGAATCTATGACGGTCATATTTTGAACGCCCGCTTCGGGGTTGGGAATAAAGTTTTTAGATTTAGAGTCTTCCTTTCTTCTAAGTTCGCTTGAACTGCCCTTAATTCCCGCAATTTCAAGAGGATTCCAATCATTGTTTTCGTAATAGTAGTCTTTTTGAATCCCTGCCAAAAAATTCTCGAATCGTTGAATTTCTTGGGGTTCATTACGTATAAACCAATCAACGAGAACATCATCGTCAATTAGTTTAGAATATTGCCCTACTTGACCTCTTCGGTATTGTTGTCCGGCTGGTTGGTTAGGGGTGGGAGCGGTTACCATTGAATTATTAATTTGTGCATCTACTTTTGCAAAAACCGTGTTTAAAAAAGAAGCATTATATTGAACGATACTATTTAGTCTGTCCTCTAAAATTTTTTTAACCGTTCTATTTAGTTGGTTTATTAGTTTTACTTTAGGCAACCCGACTAAATAATCCGAATAATCATCTATGGACATTTCTCTAGGTTTAACCTTTTTTGGTTCATTCCCGTCCTTCGTATAATACGGGTTATCAGCAGACCCTCTATCCCTATACCTTTTCAATAATAGTGGACCAACACCGCCGGAGTCCTGTGTAATATAACCGTCTCCCTTGGCATAAAAACCTGCTAAAAATTCTTTTAGGGGAATATTTCTTTCTCCCTTTCCGCCGGGAAGATAGGCTTCACCGACTTCTCCCGACATAATAGTAAAACCCTCTTTTAAGGCATTGATGTAGCCACTAACAACGCTTTCTAAACCTCTTATGGTATTAGCGTCCTTGAGAACATTACGAATCGTTGTTATGTCTTTTGCCGAGGTGATGATTTTTCCACCCTGAGGAACAGCGTCTTCTATAAATTGAATAACTAATCTATCAATATAGGAATTCCCTTTCTCCCCCCTTAGCAAACTTTCGCCTACTAATTCACCAATTAAGGCTTTATTTTCATCGCTGTCTTCCATATCCAAGGAAAAGTTATTGGCTTTACCATCCAATAACATACCTAGTGTAAAGCCCCATTCAAAATCAAATAGGGACGGAATACCTTCTTCGTATACTTCGTCATCCATTAGTCTATTTTTAATAGGTATGAACCTATCGTCTCTTAAATTTAATTCTAATAACGCCTCAAAACCTTCGGTGTTAATAGCATCAAACCTTTCATCGGAATAACCGGTAAAATTAGAATGGTTTCTACCAAGCCATCTCGGAAACAATCTATCAAGAGAAGAACTTGGGTCCGAATTGATGTAAGCAATAAAGGTTTCTAAAGAGAGTTTTTTAGTCCAATTGACACCCTCAGCGAAACCCTCGTATCCACGAATGTTTGGAACTCTAGTCATCCTTTAACCCCCCTAGTTGGTGAGGGCAAAAAGTTCAATACTTGTAAAATTACTAGCAACAATTTTAATTCCGTTGCGACAAATAATTCCCAATCCTCTAACATCATTGCTAGTGCTTGCGCTTAGTAAAAACTTAGCAATTGGGTTTTCCGCAGAAACAAATGTCAATGCCGAGCCAGTTTTAGAACCACCCGTGGTAGAAGCACTTAATTCAAATTCAGTAGGACCCGAGATAGATTCAACTGTGGCCCCCTCCGGAATACCATCACCAAAGACCAACATACCAGCAACCAGTCCAGCAGTTGGACCAGCAGTAATAGTAGGGTCGTTGTTATAATTAAATGGTACAATAACATCGGCATTATTGTTATCAAAAACGCTAATGGTAGATGCTGTTCCCCCATTAAAATAAAGTATTCCGTCAAAAGTTCCACCGATAGATGATAACTGGGTGTTCGCAGTAATTTTCGTTGAATTCATAGGCATAGTATTCCCTCTTAAATTAAAGCAAGGCGGACTACGTTATAAAACTTACTCTTCTTCACTTTCACTTAAACAAAGTGAAAGCAGTTGAGCCTTGGTATTTCGTAGTTCAAACGAAACACCTTGTTCAGTTAAATAGGCTTGTAGTTCTCTCTTAGTCATGGAGGAGAAATCGGGTAGAGGTGCGACTTCATCAACCTCCGTTGATTCTTCTAAGGTTTCCTCAACGGGGGTTTCAGCCACCTCCTCTCCCAAAATCTCAAATCCATTTCTAATAAAAATATCTCGCAGGTCTTCCGAAACATCGTATTCGTAATTACCCAAATACGCTCTTCCAAAAATAACCTTAGTCCCGCCTGTAATATTCTTAATTCTCATTTACTTCACCTCAAAGTTGACCAAACACTCGCAAACGAACACAGTCGCCAGTTGATGCGGCGGCTGATAATTCGGTTCCGGTTGAACCAACACGAATTTCTAGTTCTACAAATTTAGCATTAGCATATGCTCCTGCATCACTAGTTTTAACCGTGTATCTGTTTGTTCCATCTTCATGACCTGTTACGAAAACCGTAGTAATTTTCTTAAGACCAAAATCGCTAGCCAAAAGATATTCTTCTGCCGGAGTTAGCGTAATAGCATCGCCCGTTTCATTACCAGCAACAGCACTAAGGGTAATAACCGAACCTACTCCTCCCGAACCACTCAATGCGACAATCGAAACAGTAGCATCGTTGGTAGTTCCCACGGAATCAGTAATTGCGTAGGATTGACCAACAGCCAAACGGCTAAAGTCTGCGGCATCAGCAATAGTTAAAGTAAAGGTATTATCTGCGGCAACAAAGGTTCCTGTTAAAGTTAAAGTACCACGATAGGAAGTGCAATTAACTGCGGCATCCACATAATACTCGTGTCCCATAACCTTTGGGCCGGTAAAACCTAAATGGTCTGCTAACAATGTAAATGTTGAAGTCATTTAAAACACCTCATTGGAGGTCAAGGATTTTACCTTGTCCTCGGAAGTAGGTGCAAACAGTCTCAGCAACAGTACGGTAAAGGCCACGGTGTCCTAACTTGCCGTGTCCGAAAACATCAGCGTTAATGCCACCTTCAAAGTATTCAGTTGGCTTCAAAGTGCAAAGGAACAGATGGTCAGTATCAAGAATAAGCATATCCGAAACACCAGCACCGCCATTAGGCATATCCTTAACAGGAATAATTGGGATGTCGTGATAAGTAGCAACACGGAAGCCCATTTCTCTACCTTCAACACCTTTAATTCCGTTGTGGGTTGGCGTGATTTCCGTTCTACCCATGAAACGCTCTTGTGCTTGAAGTAGTTCTCCAAGGGTTTGAATGGTATCGTATCCAGTCAAAATAACCTTGGGTTCTCCACCACGAGCCATCAAGTTGCGAATAGCCGTATTAAGGATATTCACGGTAAGGTTTCGCTCAGTTCCGGAGTTAGAATCAACATAGGACTCAAGGAAAGCCATATCAGTAGCGTGCCGAGAGACACCGTAAATGGCGTTCTTTGAAGTGCTATCGCCACCGGCATAATCGGAGGAAAGCGCATCAGTTTCAGCAAAAGTAGCAACAATACGATAAAGTGATTCAAGGTTGTTCAACTCGTTAGAGTGTCCTGAAGCACCAAGACCAACACCAGCAGTAGTGGTAAGGTCTTGAAGAATCATTTTGTTCATAGCCTCAGCGTGAGAAACACCGACTTCTTCACGGTAGGAAGAAATAAGGTCGCCCAAACCATCATCAAGACCAGCCATCAATTGTGCAATTTCCGAAATCTCAAAAGTGTGAGCAATCGTCTTAGGAGAAACATGAAGGTTCTCAAACACAGGCTTAATGTTGGTAATGTTAGAAAGCGACTCATTTTCAGCCGTTCCACCGAGAGTATCGGAATCCGTAACAGTAAAGGTATCAGCCGTACCACCCAAGGCACGCTCCTTCATAATTCGCCAGCCGCTAGACTTCCAAGGTTTCTTAGGAAGAATAGAAAGGGCGTTAATCTCACGGTTAATCATAGACCACACTTTTTGACCATAAATCAAGTTGTGCAAAGTAGCATCGCCACCCTGCGAGGTCAAATTGTGAACAGCATGAATACCAGAAGTTGCGCCGGTTGCTTTCAAAAGGTTATCGCCACCCATTCCATAGGTTGCTCGCTCCAAATCTCCAATTGTCTTAAAATATCCACTCATTTTAAATACCCCCCTCGTGCTTTGAGAAAAGACCATGAATCTCGTCCCAAGACATTTCGTTTACACGGGAAAAATCTTCACTAAGTTGACGGGTTGATTCCTCAATCGTCTGTGCCTTAGCGATTTCGTTGTTTTCCAAACTCTTCTTCAAAGAGGAAAGTTCCTCTCGTAGTTCGGAAAGTTCGCTTTGCGGGTTAAACTTGGCCTTAGCAATTTCTTGCTTTTCAATTTGAAGTTCCTTTGCATAGCGAGCCTCAAATTCAGCCTTAACCAAATCATATGCTCGGTCCTCTTCTCTTTCTGCTCGGAAAGCCTCGTAAGCCTTCTCAAGGTTAGAAGGGGAAAGGTCAAGAGTATCAACACCCTTTTTCTCGGCCATGTATTCAAGGGCTTCTTTGTCGTCCTCTTTTTCATAGTCTCCCATTTCCATTTCATCGCCATCTGCATAGTCTTCCATTTCCATGTCGCCCTGTTGCATCATTTCTTCTCTAGAACCGCCTCGGAGTTCTTTCTTCTCCTCATCGCTTCCGGCTTCGTCCTGCTTTTCCTCTTCTTCCTCTTCCTTGAGTAGAACAGTATTTTTCAGTTCTGCCATTACTTCGTTAAATTCGGCTAATGCCTTTTCAATTTCACTCATTTTTTTGTCCTCCTTAATTATATTAAACTTGGCTTCGGGATTAATCCCTTCTTCACAAATTGTGATTTCATGCAATTCTAACTTGTCA